CGGTGGGAGCTCCCGAGGTTGGCGAGTTCGATGGGGCGATTCATCCGCGCCCACTCCTCGGCGATCTTCCCCATGCCGGAGGCCGGCCAGGAGGACTGCTTGATCGTGCGGTTGGCGATCACTCCGCCGTCGATGTCCAGCGCGTTGCCGCCCCGGAGTGCACTCGCCCCGCTCACCACGTCGCTGACGGGATCGTCCACCCCGACCGAACCCTCGTCCACCGGCAGCAGGATCAGGTCGTAGATCCGGAGGGTGGCCGCCCCGCTCACTCGTTGGGCATGGATCTCGAAGAGGAGATCGATACTCGAGGTAATGTCTCCCGGGAACACCCGGGAGAAGGGCAGGCTGATCAGCCCCAGCGTGATGATCTCCGGGCCTTTGTCGGCGCCCCGAGTCTTTTCGCTGACGGTGTCGGACTTCGGGTTGGTCGCCGCACTCCCTCCGATCAGGGTCCGCAAGCGCACCTTGACGTCGCCCGCCGCGCCGCCGATCTGCTGGAGGCGCACCATTGCCAAATACTCCCCCACGTAGGGCTCGAGCTTGCTGGTTCCGGTCAGTCGCACCCGGTTGACCATCGCGGCATCGGTCGCAAAGGTAATTCGAGCCCGGAAGCCGCCCGGACTCTGCGGATCGGCGAACGAATCGGTGTCGGTCCCGTACGTCGCCGCCCAACCCGACGGCATCTGGGCATTGCCCGCGTTGAGATGCGAGACGAAGTTGGCCAGGTTGCGGCTCTTGGCTCCGATGAGCACCCGGCTGAGGTTCGCCGGGCCCGGAGTGGATCCCCCGCCCGACGGAGAATGGATCCGCAGGAGCGTGAGCGGTGGGCTGTCTCCCTTGATCGCCGCGGCCGGGATCTCAATGTAGGGCTTGCGCTGACTGTAGGGCTGGTTGGTCGCATTCGCGGGCGAGGTCGTCCAGCTCGTGACCGTGACCAGCCGGATCCGGATCCAGTACCGGCTCAGGGCGTTCACTGTCTCCAGGGCCCAGGCCGAGGGAGGGAAGACATTGATCGCCCATTGTCCCGTCGACTTGAAGAGAGCATCGTCGGAAGAGATGACCGTGCCGTCCTCGGCCAGGATCGTGTAGTCGGTACCGAGCACCATGTCCGGCCAGCCGGCCGCCCCGTTGGAATACTCGAGCAGCAAGTCGGCGCTGAAGTTACCGGCCGTGCCGATCTCGAGGACGATGTGCTTCCAGGGATTGGTCGAGCCGATGTAGAGGGCGTCCCCCGCCACGGCGACCGCCGGGAACAGGGTCCACGCGGCGGTCGCGTGGAAGCTGCCCGAAAATACGCCCCCGTCGTCGACGTAGATCGCGTCCACGTCCTCGGTATCCTGGAAGTTGGCGACGTGGACGAAGAGGTCGTCGGCCGGTCCGTCGGTCGCGATGAGCGCCCAGCCCCCGAAGAGTCCGGTTGGCGGGTACTCCCGCCAGGGATGTTCCCGCACCAGGGTCAGGCTCATCCCTTCCAGCTCCGAATCGCCCTCGAAGGGGAACGCGTAGCGATCGGGGATCTCCAGATCCATGGCCTCGACAATGGGACTGTAGCGGGGCTGGCTTTCCGCCGTCGTCTGACTCTGGAGGTAGACCGCCTGCTGGCGCCAGAGCTCCTGCTGGAACTGCTTGGCCTCCCGGGTGAGCTTGATGAGGGTTTGCAGCTGGCTGGCGACGTTGTCGTGGCTGGACCCTTTGAGATTGAATCTCCAGCGTTCGGCCAGCCGCGGTCCTTCGGAAAGCCCCAGCGGGATCTCGCCCTGGGCGCCCCCTCCCCGCTGCAGGATGATGCCAGTGGCCGAGGCGTCGATGAGATTGACGGTCCCCGCGGGACCCGTGATCTGGAGCGTCCTGGCCATAGGTTAGAGCCTCGCGAAGGCCTCCCGGGCCTTCTCGATGAACGCCATGCCGTCGAGCTCGGACCCGATCGTGTTGTAGAAATTGATGGTGTTGCCGCCTCCGGTGGAGCCCGTCGCCATTCCCGCCTGCGGGGATCCCGAGCGAGGCTTCACCGACACTTCCTCCCCGCGGGTCAGCCGCAGGGTGACCAGGTTGCGATCGGGTCCGGGCAGGCCTCCGACCAGGAAATGCAGCCCGTGCTGGCCGCCGGGTGCGGCCGCGGGGGGTGAGCCGCGGCGAATGTAGTCGACATAGATCTTGATCCGCCGGCCATCCAGCGCGTCCAGGCTGCGGGTGAAGCGCCCGACCCCCGAGATCAGCGGATCTACCGCCGCCTGCATCTCCGGCGACACCGTGCCCCGCAGCAAGCCCAGGGTGCTCGTGACCCATTCCTGCACGGCCGATTCGCCGCGCTCCTGGAAGTTGCGCCACAGGATGTCGACGTGCTCCGGAGGGATGTCGGTCGCCTCGGCGATCTGAGCACGGAGCTTTTCCTGCTGTTCCGGCGTCATGCCCTCGATGTCGGCCGAAACCAGCATGGAGAGCGCTTCGCCCTGCCCCAGGATCATGTCCCGCAGCGCCGGATCCACCAGGCCCCAATCGACCTCGGGCAGAATCTCGGCGACCAGGGCCAGCTCGCCGGCGCCGCGTTCCAGCATTCCGAGCTGCTCACGGACCTTATCGAAGACGTTCTCCGTCTCGAGCTCCATCTTGACCGCCAGGGTCGGTTGGATCTGGCTGATCGCAGCCAGCTGCTCAGCCTGCGCCTCGAGACGGCGGGTCCATTCCGCGGTCGCTTCGGCCGCGGCCTCCTCGCGGGCCGCTATGGCCTCGATCGCCGTCCCGTAGATCTCCTGGATTTCAATGTTGGAGAGCGTACTGAGCCGCCGCTGCATGTGCAGCCGGTCGTACTCTTCCTCGGTGATGATGGCCATTTCAACCGCGGTGCGCAGCGTCTCTGTCGCCTCGGCGCTCTCCGCGAACAGCAACACCAACGGACCCAGGGCCTTCGAGGCCCACTCCTTGGTTGCATCCGAGATGTTCTTGAACTGGGCCTCCAGGCGTTTGAAGGCTCCCAGCGTCGTGTCCGCCACGGATCCGACCCGCTTGAGCTGGTCCTCGGCCTGGGCCAGGAACGCTTCCCGGAAGGCATCCGCGGCACTGAGACCCTCGGCCCGCAACGCCGCAACCCGCTCCTTGAAGCCATCCACCGAGACGCCCAGCGCGTCGAAGCGCATGGTCGTCATGTTGGCCATCGTGAGCACGAGCTGGTTCATGTCGAAGCCGAGCTCGCCGGAAACCCGCACCAGCCGCCGGAGCTGGCTTTCGCTCTTCACCAGCCCCAGCGACATCAGATTCATGGCCGAGCCCGCCAGCTCAAACTCGGAGGCGACCCCGCCGGTGGCGCGCTGGATCCGCTCCATGAACGTCGAAGACAGCCCCATCTCGGCGCTCAGCCGCTGGAACTTCCGCTCGACCTCTTCCAGCTCGGCGCCAGCCTTCCCGAACTCGAAGGCTTTCTTCGCCGCCAGGCCGAAGCCGACCACCGCCGCGACCGTCGCCGCCATGCCAAGGGCGAAGGTCTTCGCCAGCTCCTTGGCCTTGGCAACCTCGCGGTTGAACTGCTGAAGCTCCGAGGTCGCCTGCTGGGCGCCCTGGCCGCTCTTCTTCGTGCGCAGCGTGAGATCGAGAACTGAACGCTCGGCCATTAGTGCCTCAGGTTCTTCCGGTGCTTGCCGTAGCTCGGATGATCCGCCCGCCAGCGGGCCAAGGCCGCCTCGATCTTCTCGCGGCCGGCCGTGAGCCCTGGCAGCTCATCCACGTAGGCGGCAATGATCTCCAGGGTGGCCTCATCGAGGCGGCCGATGTCCCAGGGTCCGACGAGCGCCCCGCCCAAGGCCTGGTTGACTTTACGGGCCAGGATCAGATCCTGCAGGGGCGCCCAGGCCGTCCCCTGGCCGCGGGAGACGGCCAGCAGCTCGTCGCTCATCCTTTTTTTATGGTGGACAGGTGCTCATTGATCAGCCGCCAGGTGCCCGAGATCAGGAAGAACCACAGCGTCGGATCCTCCCGCTCGCAGCGCTCCGCGAGCTCTCGCACCTGCTCTCCCGACACGTGCTTGGCGGGATCCGGCGACTGGCTCCAGATCTCGGCATACCAGGCGTAGAGCAGCTCGTTGACACCCGTGAGCTCCGTGCCGATCGCCTGGGCCTCCGTCTTGTCCGGATTCTGCTGCTCGCCCAGAGCAACCAGACGGTTCTTGAGCTCCTCCGCCTGCTTGCGGACGAGCTCGTAGCGGACCAGGGCCTCCCGGTTGGGATTGACCCAGATCGAGACGGTGTCCTCCCCGTATTCCGGCGCGAACCCACTGAGCGGGAGCGGCCGGACGACCTTCCGGATCTCGATGATCATGGCCGCGCCTAGAGGGCCGCCAAGTTGGTGCTCACCCGCACATCAAAGATCTGCGCCCCGGTCGGATCGTATAGACCGTGGAAGAGCGCCGTGTCGACGTTGTTGCCCCGGTCGTTCTCGGCGAGCGGAATGATATTTTCGTAGGCCCCCCAGACGTCGATCGTCAGGCTGTGATTCACCCCGGTACCGATCTGCACGCCCGAATCGAGCTTGATGCGGACGACCTGCTTCGTGCCGGCCCGGAAGGCGTCCCACTCGAGATCGGCCGCCGCATTACGCTCCCAGGTCAGGGTGAGCATCGCCGCCAGGACATCCTGGCCGTGGGTGGTGAAGAATTTGTCGGCCGACCCCAGGAACTTGGGGTGCAGGCCGGTCAGGATCTCCAGCTCCCAGGCCCGCAGCATGGAGGTCTTCTCGGTCGTACCCCGCCCGGCCCAGGTGGTGTCGATGTAGATCCGGCTGAGCTTGGCATTGAGATCGGTCATCGCGGGGATCGACAGCGCCCCGGTAAAGGTCGACGGGGTGCCCTGGCGGGCAAAATAATCCGCCTCGATGACCACCGGCGCCGCCTCGCCCGCCTGGGCGTTCACCCCGGCGAGCTTGATCCGCTCGAACATCAGGTACTCGAAGTCGACCTCCTGGATGTCGTCACCGGCCTCCAGCGTCATCGACTTCGGAGTGTTATCCGCGGTCATGCTCGGCGTGAAGGCCCAGAGCCAATCGCCCTGGGAGGGAGTCTGCTCGGTGGGGGTCACCCCGCCCTTGATCCCGCAGGACAGGATGGCCGGCAGGACCTGGAAGTAGCAATCCGGAATGCGCAGCGTGTTGGTGGCCAGCAGCTGATCGATCCGGACCCGGCTGCCGGCCGCCCGCACGCCCAGACTGTCCATGGGGAAGGACGGCGATCGGTCCGGGTTGACCGGCGCGATCTCCGCCCCGGCAAGAATCTTGGTCGCGGCCACGGACGTGCCGCGGGTGGCCTCGATGCCATACTGCAGTTTGCTGAATGCGCGTTCGCCCATCAGTCACTCTCCTCGGCCGGGGTCTTCCCCTTGGCCTTCTCGGATACCGGCTCGTAGACCTTGGCCTGCAGCGCCTGCTCGAGCAGCTTATGCACGCCCAGGCTCCGGGCCTCCTCGTCGTCCAGCTCGTGCGGCAGCCCGGGCACGCCCTGGCCCTGCCCGACGTAGCGGTAGCGTTTGCTCATGTCCCTGCTCTCCTCTCAGGCGGCCACCAGATAGGCGCCCGCCTCCCGTTCCTTGACGTGGTAGCGGAAGATAATTCCGACGTGCACGTTGTCCCCGTAGCGCACCCCGCCCGGCCCGTCGTAGTGCGGAGCCGCGTCCGAAGGCAGGATGGTCACGACCGTCCCGTCCAGGCTCATGTTGGCGGCCAGTTTGTTGCGCACCAGCTCGATCATCGGGACGGCCTGGCCCATGGCCGAGGGCAGCAACTGCCCGGCGGTGTACGCGGTGAGTTGCACCTCATGGTGCGCGGTCTGCGGTCCGCCCGCGCTGTATTCGTAGCGGCCTTCGACCGGCAGGATGATCATGCTTGGAAAGACCGCCAGGGCCGCCGGCATATCCAGGTAGGTGTGCACCTGCCGGATCTCAGTGATCTCCGCCATTTTGCTTTTCAAGGTCGGCATCCAGTCGTCAAGCGGCACGGTCGCCTCCGAGTTCGCGGGCGATCCGCTCCAGGGCATCCCCGAAGTAGGTTAGGACCAGGCGCTTGGAGGCGCGGTAGGCCCGGTACATGAAGTGCAACCCCCGGGTGCCCCGCTGCCCGATCGAGCGGGCGATCAGGAAGCCCTGCTCCCGGGTCACGCCCAGGTTCTCGGCGATGCGCTCCGTCGGCGGCGTGTGGGCCCGGGTCCCGAACTCCAGCCACAGCGCGGTGAATGTCCGATCCACGACCCGACCGACTAGATCGCCGACCACCTGGCCTCCGGTGACTTCGTGGTCGACGCCCGCCCGGGCCCGACCGCTTTGCCCCACCGGCGCCAGGTTGCGGGTCACCCGGGCGATGCCCTTGACCGAATCGCTCATGGCCCGGCGCAGGTGCTTTTGGGCGATCGCGTCATGGCGCTCCAATCGCTCAATCTGCTCCTCGAGCCCCTTCACCACCACCTCGTAGCGGATCATCCGTAATGCACCATGCGGTAGGGGGCCAGCAGCTCCGCGGCCTCCGGGTCGATCTTCTTCAGGAAGAAGAGCTGCCCGATGTCGGCCTGGGCCCGGCTGTCGGCGTAGCCCTGGGTGGCCCGCATGTGGTGCCGGACCACCGTGATCTGGGCCGCCGCCCGCACCGGCTCCGGAGGCCGCCAGACGTCGATCTGGGTGTTCTGCACGTGGGAGGCCGCGGTCGTGCCATTGCGGGCCCGCACCACGGTGAGCTTATTCGTGGTCGTGTTGACCGCTGAAACCTCGAAGTACTCGCTCTGGATCCGAAGGAGCTGCCCGGCCATGAAACGCGGCGAGGTGCCCATCGAGGAGGCCCCGTCGGCGTCGTTCACCGTGACCTCGGTGGCGGCAGACGACAGCGGGTTGTCCTCCACCTCATCGAGCGAATCTTCCCAGGCGTCGACCCGGCCGTCGGCATAGCCCCAGATCCCGGTGAGTTCCAGGGCCAGGATCCCGGTCGGCCAGGCGCCCAGGATCGTCCCGTTCGGATCGATCACGACCTGGTCGTAGGAGCCTGGATGAGCGAAGTCGCCGGAGCGGGCCAGGTGCCAGTTGCCCGATTGGGCCAGGGCGGTGTAGGTGGCGCCGTAATCTTCGCTGTAGCGCAGCTGCGAGACCGAGAGCACATCCGAGATCCGAACTCTCTGGCCGCCCTTGCCGGTGATCTGGCGCAGCTCAGAGGTCGGGTAGAAGACTCGCTCACAGTGCTGGTCGACGAAGCGGCTCAGCATGTGCGCGTAGCGCAGCAGGGCGTCATCATAGGTCGTGGTGGCGGCCTGAATGAAATCGGGAATGGAGTCCTTGATCTCAGCCGGCGTGATGTACAGGTTGGGCATGGCCCGCCGTTACGTCCGTTTCTTGCGCGGTCTCTTCACCGGCGCCCGGGATTCCGTCTCTTCGGGCGCTGTTGGATGGAGTGCGCGGATCCCCATCACCCTGGGTTGCGGCTCGGGTGCGACGGCCCTCTCCGCGGGGGCCACGGCAGCGATTTCCCGGACCGGCAGGCCGCTGAGAACCGAACCCTCCAGCGGTTCAACGAGCCCGCCCCGGACCCAATCGAGGACGTCGGGAATGTCGAGCAGCTCGCCTTCGACGACCCGGATCTTCCGATCGCCGAGGGTCGCCACGAAACTTCGCCTGGCTCTCACTTTCATTGCTCGCTCCTTTGTACTAGGCGACCGCCGCTTCCCGGCGGATCGGCCGCTCGCGCTTCATTCGGGCTAACATCTCGTCCCAGGGCGGGACACGGTATCCGCTCGCCGCCTCGAACGGCTGCCGATCGAGCCGACGCTCGAGTGTCGGCTCCAGCACGGGCTGCACTTCCAGACCCAGCTCGTACTCCAGGTCGATCCGGCGCAGCAGCTCGTACTTGGTGATCGCCGGCCCGGCAACGTCCAGACGTCCTCGGAACTGCCAGAACCCCGGGATGAGGTGACGACCGAAAATAATGGCTAGCTCGTTGGTGGTGAGCCCGTGCCAGGTAACCCCGGCGTAGCCGGTCACACGGCCGCGCTGGCTCAGAGCCCACTCCAGCAGGCCCCGCCGGCTTCCGAGCTCGTGGCCGATGAAGGATGTCCGAAGCACCAGGCCGTGGTCCAGCTCTTCGCCCCATTTCTTCGAGACGCCGTACCAGCTGGGCTCGCCGGCGCAGTCGGTGGAGACGTGCAGCAGGCCGATCCCCCGCTCGGCACAGGCCCGGGCGACGTGATGCGGGAAGACAGCATTCACTTGGATGGCCTCCCGGATCCGCCCCTCGATCGAGCGCTGGCCGACCCAGCCGATCGCATTCACCACCACCTCCGGTGCCGCCCGGTCGATCACCGCCGGCAATTCTTCCGGACGGGTGGCTTCGAGCTCGATCAGCTTCCAGGGCGGGGCGTTCCAGAGTGGGATCCGCCGGACCGCCCCGATTACGTCGTAGCCCATCGCCGGCAGCGTCTGCATGAGCCGGTGCCCCAGCATCCCCAGCGCTCCCAGGATCAGCACCCTGATCCCGCTCATACATGCCCGCCAGGGGATGCCGCCCGCTCAGGCCACAGCACGGTTCCATCCCGGTCGACGTGACCGCACAGCACCCGGGCCGAGGCCTTCATGCTGTAACCGGCCGCGTAGCAGTCCCGGGTGAAGTAGGTGTCGCACCAGACGCCATCCTCGCTACGGAAGTCGATCGCCTCCAGCACGTGCCGCCGGACCAGCACACAGGCGATCCCACCTCCGGAAACTTCAGTCTCACCTTGGCGGAGCGCCTGCTCCCAGAGCGCCGGCCGCAGCGTCAAACTCTCGCCTACGTTGCGGGCCTGCGGATCCGCATAGCGCTCGAAGACATTGACCACTGGCGGCACCGAGCGGGTCACGGCAATCCCGTAGGCCAGTTCCGCTTGGAGTCCGTACAGGAGCTCCAGCGCATCCGGCGGCGGGAGGATGTCGGCCTCGATGAGCAGCATGGCTTCGGCCTTCCCGCTCAAGAATGCCTCTCGACCTTGCCGGTATTGGTGCAGATGATTGCGCACACGATCATCGCCATGCGGATTGTCCCGCTGGAGCAGGAGGGAGAGCGGGCCCTCCCACTCCAGGCGGGTGAGCGCTTCGAGCGTCCTGGGCTCGACATGGTCCAGATAGGGCGTGAAGACCAGGACCTCGATCACTTAGGCGCTCGGGTGCACTCCATAGCCGATGCCGCCGGCGATCAACACACCGTAGACCGTCCGGAAGCTGTACTTCAGGATCACCAGGCCGTCCACGGAGAACGGATCCCGGATCAGGCGCAGTGCCGGCTCCTCGCGGAAGCCCACACTGAACCAGTTCCCGAAGTACGCGGATTTGGCGCTGGCGGCGATCGCCGCCGCAGCCGTCGACAGGTAAACCGGGTAGCCCAGGATCTCATGGGTGAACTTTCCCCCGGGCGTCTCGGCGTACAGGCGCGCGTTGCCCGTGATCGAGGCGATGTCGCCGAAGGTCGGATTGCGCATGACCCAGGCGACCGAGCCGGAATCATCCAGGTAGAAGCCGAGGATGTTGTTGAAGACGATGTCCTCGGGCTCCCCGGCAGCGATGGCCGCCGCGGCTGCGAAGGTCTTGAGCGAGGTCCCGTTGGCGGCGACCTCGGTCAGCAGCAGCGTATTGTGGGTCAACCCGATGGCCCGCCCGATCCAGTCGGCGACCGCATCCATCAGGTTGGCGTCCTCGTCGTCCATCAGCTCTTCGGTCAGCTCGATCTTCTTGGTCTTCTTGACCAGGGTGAAGGCCTTATTACCGAGCACCATCGCATCCCGCTCGTAGTTGGTCGTATGCGCATCGCCTTGTTCCGCGGTGGTCGGGAACACGACCGGGTCGGCGTTATCGAACGGGAAATTGACGGTCGTCCCCACGCCGGGGACCCGGCGAACGCCCAACCGTTCGGTCAGCCGGATCTCGTTCCGGCGGAGGGCGATCTGGCCGGCGAAGCCGGTCGGAACCGCGCTTCCGCCGTCGGCGGCGGTCGTGATGTTCATCGTGCTGTCGACGGCCCGCCACTCTTCGGCCCGGCGTACTTTGGGCAGGTGGACCACAACCGCCGGGCCAACCGCCCCGCCCTTCGCGACCTCGTCGCCCTCGACGGGCTGGGTGAGCTCGCGCACGCCGCCGGTGTCGCCCGTTCGCACGTAATGTGCGAAGGCGCGCACCTCGCTATCGCCGCGGCCGATGCGCAGCAGCGCCGGGGCTTGGCGGCTCTCGAGCGATCCACGTAGCTCCCCGATCTCTTCCTGGCGTTGGACTCGTTGGGCCAGCGATTCCGCCTGGTTCTTCAGCTCCCCGTAACGGGTTGCCTCTTCCTGGGTGAAATCGCGGCTCTCGCCCTCGGCCTTCTCAACCAGCTGCATGGCCTGCTGGATGAACTGCTCCCGCTCGGCCCTCAGCTCGCGTGCGTTCTTGCCCATTGCTTGTTTTCCTTTCTAGCTAGGTATTCATCGGAACCGTTGAAGCTCGAGCCGTCGCCGGCGGTGGGCGGCGGCGATCGCCGCCTCCGTGGTTTCCGGCTGAGCGGAATCCGCGGCGTGGCCAGCGAGGGCCGGCGCAGCGGTGTCTTTGCCCATGTGGGAACGGATGGCGAGGGTCGCCTGGTCCAGGATCCGGATGTCGGCGGCGGTCGCCTGCCCGCGTTCCAGACGATCGAGGGCCTGGCCGAACGTCGGCCAATCGGCCCCGAGCAGCTCCCGCACCTGAACGGTGGTATCCGGATAGGCGGGGAAAGTTACCGGCGAGACATCGAACAGACGGACTTCGACGAGCTCGCGAATGAGCCGACCGCCGCCGCCATCCTCCTGCAGCCAGTGATCCTGGATCGTGTTGAACCCAAAGCTCATCTGATCGACATCGCCCCGCTCGATGGTGACGACCGCATCCCGGGCCCACTGGGCTCCGGGGGGATCCACCTCGATCCGAAGGCCGATCTCGTCTTCTTTCAACCGCAGAGTGCCACTCTTCGTGCGGCCCAGCACCATGTCCGAGTTGTGATTCCAGAGCGCGCGGACGTCTGACTCCCGGATGGTCTTGGCGAAGGCGCCCGGCTTGACTCTCTCGAAGAAGCCCCACAGCTCGACGCTGAGCGTGTCGAAGACCGCCGCGTACCCGACGATAGTCGGATCGTCGCCGTTCCGGCGCTCTACCCGGAATTCCTGGAACGGGATAGTTCGCTCTTCTCGCACCGGCATCCCGCCGGAGCGGAGATCGGGGGGCTCGATGTCCGCGTCCCGGAGGTGGCCCGCCAGGTGGTTGTAGATGCCCTGGCGATCGCCCGAGGGAATGGTGGTCCCTCCCCGGCCCCCATTGAGCACGCCGATTCCGGTCATACAGCCGACCGTGGAGGCGGCCCCTATCTCGCCGGCCTCGCCGACGAAGTGATGGATGAATCGGTAAGTGGTTTTGGTCTGAGGATCTCCATCCGGATCCTGCCAGGCGAAAGCCTTCTGGTAGTGCGCTTCGATTTCGCCGGTCCGCAGACGCTCCTCGTTAGCCGGCCCATTCCATTCGCCCTCTTGGGTCGCCGTATGATGAACGGCAATTGCAGTTCGCTTCTTCATCGTCGCCTCCTCAGATGCCTGCCAGGATCATGCAGTCGCAGCCTTTGTGGGCCGGCGGATGCCGGACCTCGTGCTTCGGGGTGAGCGGCTCGCCGTCCCCCTCCGGAAGGAAGGACTCGCCCGCCCCGATGAAATTTTGCTGGATCCCGACCTGCCGCCCATGCAGCCGGCTGCAGTACGGGCAGCTCTTCCCGAAGGCATGCCAGCGCAGGACGATGACGCCGGCGGCCAGGTAGGCTCCGATCGCCATGGCGTTGCCCGAGCGCACCGTCTCTATCCCGGCGATGTCGTCCGGACGGGTCTCTTCCCATTCGTCCAGGAGCTCCTGGAGCGCGACCAGAGGATCGGTGCCTTCCTGGGCAGCTCGCTGCAGGAGGTTGCGGATCTCGGTCAGGCTAATCCCAATGTGATGGGCCGCGAAGTCCTCCACGTAGGCCCGGGCCAGGCGATCGAGCGCGTCCGCCCCGAGCGGCTCGGCGTTGATCTCGTCCGCGGCCTCGGCGGCGACGGCTTCTCCATAGGAGCGGAAGACCGGCCCCATGCGGTCGTGGATGAACTCCCGCTGGTCATCGTAGAAGCGATCCAGCCAGAGGCTGAGCTCCGCGGCATTGCGGGCCGCGAGCAACGCGGCGGCCTTCTCCCCGATCCGGGCTGTCTCGCGCCGCACGATCCGCCCCGCCGTATCACGAAAGAGCTCATGGTAGGCACTGCGCAGCCGTTTCCGGGCTTCTATCGAGCGGCCCGCGCGGTCCTCCAATCGCCGCACCGTGTCCGCGGACACCCGCAGGGGATCGCGGGGGACAGACTCGAGCGAGCGGGCGGGGGTCAGATTGAGCGGGACCAAATAGGTATCCCCGCCCTCGATCGGATTCATGTTCTCCAGCTCGCGGATGTCATTGGCCGAGAGCCAGCCATTCTGCCGGGCGAGGGCATAGGCCGCATAACGGGTCTGGGTGTCCCCCCGGA